CCAGTTGAGCGCGAAGCTGAAACGCTAAATCTACCAGTTACCGGCGCTTACTTGCCTGGTACTTTTGTAACTAAAGCTGCAACAGGTAAAGTTGTTAAAGCTACATCTGGCACTGGTCGCTTGTTGCTATTATCTAACCCTCGCTATTTAGAGCGTGATATTGATACTGCTTATGCTGCTGATGAGACAGGCATTCAATACCGTATCGAGCCAGAGCAAGAATACTATGCGCGCGCTGTAATCGGTAACTATGCAGACCAAGCCGAATTAGCTGTTAATGCTGACGGTGTACTTGCTGCTGCTGTTGCTGGTGATGCTGTTGTTGCATTTGTTGATGGTGCTATTAACTTAGTCACTGCTGGCTTCATGGATGTAGTTATTGCATCTCGATACATCAAAGCTTAAATAGGAGCTAACAAAGATGAAATCAAACAAGATTATTACAGCTAACGGCTCTAGCACTATTAAGCCGATTGGCTACACTAAAGAGCAACAAGCTCTTATGCTTAATCACATTCAGGCATGGAACAAAAACGAAAAGCGTTTAGGTGATCGAATTGGTGTTGATGCCGATGCTGGTTTTGGTGTTGAAACAAACCCATTCGTTGGTAATGCTGCAACCGTGCCACATGATGCTTTTGCTCAGTTTGCTGCTGGCGGTATCGATATTAAGCGCTCAATGCTTGGTATCTTTGACGACTTAGCAAGCGCAGTTACTCGTTCGGTTGACATTGGCGTGATTGTTGACTACTACGCTAAATATAGTGACAACTCTAGTGATGTTAACGTTACTTTAGATGGTCGCGGTAAAGCCAAAACAGACCAAAACACTATCGTTTACGCTGGTACTGCAATCCCAGTAATTGACAACAACGTTTCGTACGGCTGGCGTCAAATGCAAACTCTTATGCGTGGCAACGGTGGCGGCTTAATGCGCGACAATGCAATGCGTAATAAGAATCGTCATATCCTTGAGACGCGTGAAAACATGGCGCTTTACGGATTTGAAGATATTAACGTTGGTGGCTCTACTGTTTACGGCATGCTAACGCACCCAGACCGTAACACGCTTACGCACGGCATTACTATTCAGCAATCTACGCCAAAAGAAATTAAGGCCGCTGTTGTTGGTACTCTTAAAGCTTGTCACGCTGATAACTTTAAGTCTGGCTTTACTGTATACATGAACTGGGATGATTGGTTCTACATTGCATCAGAACAAGACGCACTAGCAGTGGGTACACCAACCGCTACAGGCGCTTTACGCAAAACAGTTGAGCAAGAGTTGTTACAATTGCCAGGTGTTGACCGTATCGTTGCAAGTGACAGCGTACCAGTAGATACAATCATTGCACTTGTGCGTGACAGTGAGTGTGTTGAAATCCTTGATGCTATGCCGCTTACTCAAATCTTACAATTCCGTGCTAATACTACGGATGAGTTTGCATTTAAGAACATGTGTGCGCAGTCTATACAGCTTAAGTCAGACTTCCAGAAGCAAATGGGTCTAGCTGTTGGCTCTAAAGCTTAAGGGGTAAATGATGGCTAAAGTTAAAAAGTTATACGTCGGTAAGAGTTGCGAGCAGTACAAAAACGGCGAAGTGATCGAAGTTGAGCTATCGAAAGATGGCGACTTACCAGCTTCACTGGTTGGTCGTGTACGCGATGCGGTTGAAGGTACTAGCTCTGAAAGTGATGCATTATCGAAAGAAAACGCCGAGCTAAAGAAAGAAGTTGCCGAACTTAAAAAGCAGTTAGCTGCTAAAAAGTAATCTAACTTGCTAATGAAAAGCCCTGCAATTATGCGGGGCTTTTTTGTGGGTATTGCTCTTTTATATTGTCAATAAACATGCGAATACTATCATCTGGCATGCTTGAGTGAGTGCCGGTAATGTAATCATCAGTAAAAACCATAAGCTGGTCTGTTTTGTAATCGTACATGCGTATTTCATATTCAGCCGCAACGCCTACGCTATCTAAATACGCCATTGCTTCATTAGCTGCTTGCTGTAATTCCATCAATCTTCCCCTAAAGCTATTTCGAGTATTTCGTGCATTGGCTTCATCGTATGCAGCGTGCTTATATGAGGGTCACAAACTACCCATTCATTAGCTTTAACAAAGAATGCATACCAAAGGTTGTTGTACTTATTGAAAAACCTACCAGCATGAGTTGAATAAAACTGAGCCACACCTACAGGCTCGCGCTCAATTATTTCAATTGCTTGTTGTTTGTTCATTTTAAATTCTCACCTGTCATACCTAAAGCTTTTGCCATTGCTGCAACGTCTTCTTCGCATATGTAAAATTCACCCTCAATTTCACTTGTCTGCATTTTCAACCTATCACCCTCAACGCTAGCGCGAAATAATCCTTCATCGCTGAACTTGTATGACTCAAAGTCAAAAGGCTTTTCATAATCTCTAGTAACTACGACATCAGCAAAGTCATAATCTCTAGTAACTACGACATCAGCAAAGTCATAAGCCTCAAAGCTCCCGTTAATGTATTTTACCCTAATAGCCGCGCTAATTCCGCCACGAAAGTCTCTGACAGAGTTCACACTCAAGCTTTCAACTTGCTCGCCAATGTCCTCACCACGCAAAAATACTTTGAAACCTTCCATAAATAAACCCTCTAATTAATTTAACCTAACTGTAGTTGATTAATTATAATAAAGCAAGGTGTTTTTATATGGCGTATAATTAAGCTATAAACTTTTATGGGAGTCATGATGGGAATTAAAAGTGCTAGGGGGTTCTATGTCTGAATGCTCAGTGGGTAATATGACAGGTAGGAATTTAGTTGTTGAGTTTGCCGCTGGGTGTGGGGACTTGGTTTTAGCTACAGCGCCATTTAAGGTGTTTGGCTCTATAAACACAAAGCAGTTGGATTTTACCGGCAGTACAACAGACAATAACAGCGACCTGTCTGAGGGTGTAATGTCTCAGCTAGTAACAACACTATCAGCAGAGTTAACGGTAAGTGGGTGGGCAGATAAGCAAGATACAGCGCTTGTTTCAAATCAGCTCGAGCTTACTCAATACTTTATTAATGAGGTGCTTAACGGGAGGCAGCCATCTGGCTGGTTGCATGTGTACGCAGTTGGCTATGCTATTGAGTATTATGTTTTCGTTAATATTACTCAAGGCCCTGGTCTTGGCGGCGGCACAAATGATACGGTTACTTTTTCTATGACTTTCAGCTCAACAGCGACAGGATTTAATGGCGTTGATGCAATTCAAATTGTCGATGCAGCAAATCCGCCTGAGCCAGATTTGGGTCAATTCTCATTCTTAGAACAATTTACTATGGGTTAATATAATGGCTAACAAAGTTAAATTTACATTGCAAAACGCACCAGTTGGGTTATCCAGTATCAATGCGGTTGTGACAAATAAAGAGCAGGACACGCTTTTGTGGTCTGGCGTACATGCTACGACTGGCGGAGCTGTGGAATTAGATATCGGAACCGCTGGCACTGACGGTCAGAATGTTTGGGTGTATGGTAATAACGCAGGCGCGGGTACTGAGTCTACAGCCAATGCATTTGGCGGCTATAGTGTTATTGAGGGGTCTGCGCCTGCTTTGCCATCTTTTGATTATGATGCTGTTGCCTTTGTTGGTGACTCAATTACAAATCAATCGGCAGAGTCGAGGGAAGATAAGCTTGCTTTGGCTTTTGAACAAGCTGGCTTTAACCCTGTTATTGAAGTTTACGGTAGCGGTATTTCAGGGCATACCACAAAAACGTTCACTGAAAAATTCCTAGGTCAAGTTGCGCCAACAACATCAAGCCGAACCCTTTCAGATTACGAAACGCTACTGGCTGGTAAAAAGGTATTATTCATAGATGTATTACGAACCAATGATTGGAAAGAAGTTTGTGTAAATTCCGTCGATTACGCAGTGCAAAAAGCTGAATGTGAAACTTGGACTGCGACACTCGCTAACGCTATTAAAAACTCTAGTTTAGATGCTGACTATGCGATTGCAAGTCAGCCGTATAATGATTGGCGAAACATTAACGTAAGAGGCTCACAAGGTTTCGATATTATAGACGGCAGTGCAGCTCAATACGACCAGACAGTAGCATGGCAATCAGAGGTTGTTGATGCTCTTTGCCAGCAACACTCACCGGATTGGTTTGCTAATGGACGTTGTTTCTTTGATTTCTTCACCGAAACTAGAAACTACTTTAGGTATTGGTTTGGCTCTGATAACGATTCTATACATCCAGATGTAAACACATCAGAGTTATACCGTACATATTTCGCTAACAGATGTTTTGCAGCGTCTGAATCTAATGTTTCAGATATATCAGTTGATGAGCTGTACAGCTACCCAGAGGAAATTAGTTTAGCGATCGGCGAGGAGTGTCTGTTTGACTTCTCTAGGGTTTATGACACCCACGTTGCTGAACAGCAGGGCTACCTTAAAAATTCAAACATTAACATAATATCACTCGCCGATTTAAGAGAAACTACAGTTAAAAAATCTGATGGTTCACTTGTGGGTAATAGATCTTACATGGTGACTTCTGGTATAAATACACGAACGACATCAGGTAGTGGTAACGCGGGGAATGAAACTGTATCCTTGCAAAATCATTATCTATTGAAGAGTGCGTCTTACGTCAACACTGGTGAGACTATGAATATTAATATTTCAGGTCTTACGGCTGGTACTGTATTTGACATGTCTATCGTTGCAGCGTACAACGATGCAGCATCAACGTCCAAAGTTACAGCTAATGGCACTGTTATATCATTAACCACAACACAAGTATCAGGTGGCGTAGCCCCTACGGCTACAGGTTCAGTTACAGTTGATGGCAACGGGGAGATAAACGCAACACTAGAATCACTTGACGGGCTAGGTTTCGGTATGTTATCTGGTTTATCTTTAACCAGAACGGCCTAACAAAACACCGCCATTAATTTGGCGGCACACAATTTTTAAGTGAGGAATTAAAATGGCAGATACTAGACCTGACATAATTGTGCCAAAAGGCGTACCGCTAGATTTATACGCAGCACTTAACGCACAAGCAGGATTCCCAGTAGTAACAGTTGGGGATCAATTATTAGTTGTAAACAAAGGCTCGCTGCCCATTTATTTATGGGCTAAATCCGAAGCGCCAACTAACTTGGTTGGCGGATTACCTATCATTTACAACCAACAAGCTTCAAATAATTTAAACGACTCGGGCGCATTTGTGTCTAGCCCTGTTAGAAATGGATTAATCACGGTGCAAATTATCGAACAGGTTTAATATGACTTGGTATAGATTAGACGAAAAAGGCAGTGTTGAGGGTGATTCACTCTGACAGAAAATAAAACGAGGATTATTTTAAATGAGCTTTAAACTAGGAATAAGCACTGGCGGATTAACTGCTGCTGATGTGCAAGGTATTATAGATGAAAATACAGGCTGGGCGCGCCATGCTGATACGCAATATACGGAAGCATCTGCTTTTGTTGTGCAGTCAGGGCAGACTTTGGCATTGCCTAATAATTCAGGCGAAACTATAACGTCACAACTGCCGACAGGTGTAACTTCATTTTACGACTCCGTAACGGGTAAAATAACACCCGATACTGAGTTAGATAAAATGGTGTTTACGTATAGATTCAAAGCTAAGACTAGCTCAGCATCTAACGCATCATTAAGCTTTGGCATAGATATCGGCGGCACATTTGGGATTATATTCCCTGATAGTCGACTGTTTATTAAGGGCGCAAACACAGAGCAACCATTTAACTTTGTAATGCCAGGCTACGCAGGCGCTACATTTTTAGCTAATGGCGGCATACCAAAAATAACGTCAATAGGTGGTACAGCATCTATTTATGATATTGAGTTGCAGATTGAAAGGACTCAGAAAGGTAGATAGCAAAAAGCCCTCGTTGCGAGGGCTTTGTTTTTATTTATCAGCAAATTGATCCATGCTATTTGTTGCCGCAGTTAATTTAATCTGACCCAAATTCCAAATCCTTTTAACCCAAGACTCGCCGGTGTAATACTTGTCATGGTTGTAAAAGCTGTTTGTTGACTTCTGCAATATGACCTCATTGCCATTAACAACCTCCTTGACAGATGCTAGAAACTTATCATCTTTGCTCTTTCTAGTTTGCACTACAAGAACATCACCAACGGTAGGCACTTGACTGCCGCACAGATTCATGTGATTTAATTTAACCATATCAACACCCCATAAACACAGTTGGATTGCTTTTCTTACCGTCACGCGCTCTATCAATTAGCTTCTTCAGCTTGCGGTTATTATCACGCACGGCAATTAACCACGGTTTATATTGCACGTTAATATTCGCCCAATGATGATATTCATCGTAAACATCCTGCGCCATTCCTGCTTTATATTCTTGTAATGCCATGTTATTTCCCCTCTAAAGTTTCGTTAGTGAAAGGCGTAAATGCCGTTAGATTCAAATTAAAAACATCGCTCTTTTCTAGCTTTGCAGCTTTTAGAATCTGCTCCGTTAGCGGCTCTGAACTATCAAGTGGTAAAACCAGCTAAACCCCCACACAAACTTAGACTGCCCATCATATGCGCCATAATTATAATTTGCATTATAAAAACACTGAACTTTACCTTTCATACTTACTCTCCGCTAATCCAAATAATAAAATCCACCACTTGCAGACCAATACAAAGCGCTACAGCAATAGCACCAAAGAATAATAAGCCGTACTCAGCTAGAAAGTGCAGCATTTAAAGCTCGCCTTTTAATTTTGCTATGAATAGCTGATTGTCGTGACACGTTTCAGCATCTATGAAATTAGCAGGGTCTTTAACCTTCTTGTTGTATATATTTATCAAAAAAGCAATCTCGTCATTAGCCTTACTTAGGCGCTCGCACAGCTCAGGAGCTAGCGCCATCATTCGCGCATTAGCTCGCATTTGCTCTTTATCTACATCAGCATATTGATTTACAATAACCTGAGCTATAGGATTTCCATCTACTTTAATATCAATAAAGTGGTCATTCTCTACAGCCTCCCACTTGCCTTTTGTTATGCTCATAATCTCTACCCTCTCAGTTAAGTTGCACTAAATTTAATTTAAACTTCAAGTGTTGTCAATAATTAATTTTAGATATATACTTAACTCATCTTAATTAGAGGCTGTAAATAAATGACAAAACTATCACAAGAAAAGATTAGCGAATTAAACTTGGTTGGCAGAATTAACAACCGCATGCTAAACGGCATGGGCATTAACTTAGTTAAAGGTGAGTTTGAGCTGCTTCCTAGCACCAGCAAAGACCACCCTATATCAACTGTAGAGCAATTCGATTACTTACTCTCACTACTTAGAAAGGTGTTGTCTGGTGTTAATCCTAGCGATAAACTGATTGAGTCAGCAAGACTTTACCTGTTTGATAGAGATGCTTATGAAAATGAATTACCACATGGCAGCATTATAAAGTATCACGGCAAGCGATTGGCTGTAAAAAGATTGGTGCCAACGCATCATGCTTTATCAAACTGGCCTTCAAGCACGATGTCAAAGATTGAGGTTATGGCTCAGGTAATGGGTGGCAGAGAGGTAAACCGAAAAGTTCAAGCTGCTACAGTTGATTGCATAGATAACGGGGCGGGTATTAACGAGAGCTCATCAAGCAAAGGGGTTACTTATACTCAAGTTAAAAACATGATAAATAAAGTTGAGCAGTTCGATTTAGCTGCAAAGGAATATGGTGATTTATGAGTGACATTCGAAAAAGAGTAAATGCGTTTGCTGTAACCCACTACCCTAAAGTTGATAGTGACAAGCTAATAAATGCAGAGTTTGCCCTGTCAAATAGAGCTTGCCATGCCAATGCTGTAGCGGCATATAGAGCTGGCAGGGGTGATAAGGTTTGGCTTGCTTGGGCTGGTGGGGAGAGGGGTGTAATTCACTTTATCAACTCCAAAGGCGGCAAGTTTTTTGATGAGACTTGGCATGATTACGATGCAAAGCAAAGTTACAGATTGATAAGAGAAATAAAGCCTTGTGAGTTTGACGACATATACGAAATACTTGAGGCTGCAAAGGTCGCATTGATTAGCGCGGTTGGTACAAGATGGCAGCGCTATAGAGTTATGAAAAAGCCGCATGGATTAATTTAATGCTACAATATAGGCTCTATTAATATGATTGAGGATTTTTTGATATGGGTGGAACTTCTAAGCCTAGCCGTCCAGCACAGCAAGGTGGTAACAAGCCAAAATCTAAGTAATGTAATTTTTATTGCCTATATTTTAACTATTAGAAAGTCATACCTATTTGGTATGGCTTTTTTATTATGCGAGATTGTAGTGCTTATTGATTTTATACCATCAAGATTAAGTGCTCCAATATATGGGCTTTCATTTTACTGCGCATACCTTATATCATGGCTATGCATTGCTGGCGTACATATACGCAATACAACAAACAGAAACACCCTTTTGTGCTGTGCTATAATGATTTCATTCTTACTGTTGATGACTTGGGACTCGTATATAAATGCATACACTGAGACGCTTACTTGGCGTAATTATGAGAACATCATTTTGTTCATTCATGTGTGCCTCATTATATCGCTTTATAAACCAAGATCCATCATTGACGATATGGTGGATAAGCTTGCTTGTGCTTTCAGTTTCCTGCGCAATAATTACGCTTTCCTATATTTTTGGTATACTATTAAAAATTGGCAAATCAACAAAAGATTATTATGAGTGATGAAAACGCAGCAGAAATAAGGCACATCAATAAAAATATTGAATCAATGTCAGCGGCAGTAAGTAATCTGGCAAACTCGGTTAATGAGCTTGTAATTCAAGAGCGAGTAAGGGCTGAGCGTGATGCTAATATGGACATTAGACTGACTAAGGTGGAGGATAAAATGGACGACAACCAGCAGTATATTAACTGGGTCGGCGGCATAAAAAAGATATTTGATTCCGTGCTTGTTAAGTGGGGTATCCCTATTTTTTGCATAGGAATTCTAGCTGTTGCAGCAAAAGCGGCAGGAATACCGGTTTTTGGAGGTGCATGATGCATTCAGCTAATGAAATGAATCCAAATATAGATGAGTGCAAGTTGGAAGGGCCGCCTACCGTGCAGTATGTTGGTATAAAATATAACGCAGATACAAGTTCAGATTTCAAATTTGTGATTGGGTTTCTTATTGGTGCAATGATATCTGCATCAATAACCTTTTTATTAATTAAATCATTTGGCTTCATGGGGGTTTGACAATGGCGTTCACATTAGAAACAGTGAAGGCATACGGCGGCACTGGTAACGATATTGTTATTCAAGCCAAGATTGACGCATTTGCAAGTATTTACGCATGCCTCACAAGCTCTTACGATGAAGCTATTGCTGATGATATAGCAAACAGCTACATGGCTGGTACATTGCAAGCAGTGAGCGGTGAGAGTCAAGTAACAAGCCGTAAAGCTCCTAACGGTGCAAGTCGTAACTTCAAGCAAAACAAATACGGTGATTCGGGTGAATATGATAATGCGCTACTAGAGGCTGCATATAAGTCCGATACTAATTTCTGCTTGCCTACTGATGATTCGTATTTCCTTGTTGGCACTGCTGGTACTGTTTACCCTGCGGACAATCCGCAATGAGTATAGAAACTCGCGAAACATCAAATAAAACTGTGACCATATGGTTTAAGCGTACGTCTGGCTTTGGTAATGAAAAAACTACGACTTATGATGTTGTAACTACTCAAGCGTGCTATCAACAAGGTGGCAGCACAAACCGAACTGATACTATGGGAGTTGAGTTTAATCCTCAGTCTACATTTTGGCTTGAGGTGCTTAGTGAAAATCCATCATATGGTGACTTTATAGCTTTAGGAGACCAAAGCTTAATAGCTAAACCCAGTGATGCAGATAAGGCTGAGGCAATACGAATTGTCGCGCTACAGGATTGCTCAGAGCTTGGTGATATTGACGACTTGGAGATTGTTACGTGATTATTTTAGCTGTAATTGCATTGGGTTTTAGCAAGTTAATATATGATGACAGCTGCACTTACTCATATAAGTTCCACAAGATTGACAATGGCAAAGCCATTTACAAACTAACCAAAAGGTGATTACATGATTAAATTTAAAGAAGAAAAATGGACTATTATTTCAGATGACTACGAGCCACTTATTGGTGGCGGCTCAAGCGGCATTGGTGACGACCAAGGTTTAGATTTTTTAGGCTCAGAATTTACAGGACCATAACTATGCCAGTTGTCGGAGCTAATCAAATAAAAGCCAGAATGAAAAGCTTTGTCGGTGATGTTACCAACAAGAAAAGCTTGCAGTTTATTAACGCTGTTGGCGCTCAGGCTGGTATTTTGTCAAAGGAGAAAGCGCCGCTTGAGTTTGGCACGCTGCACAATAGCCAGATGTTTGATGTGACAAAAGGTGTAGGGTATATAAAAGGCACGCTAAGCTACAATACTATGTATGCGTCAATTCTTAACGATGGCGTTTACAAGTGGAAACCAAGAGCGCCAGCAAATAAGAAAGGCCCAGCTTGGAACCCTAACGCGACACCGCACTTTTTAGAATACGGCTTTGAATCACCAGAGGGTAAAGCCAATATTCAGAAATACTTAGAGATATTTAAAATATGACACTACTAGCAGATTTTGAAAGTCAGCGCGTACTAAATCACATTCGGTCAAGTGGGTTGTTGGCTTCATTTACCGACTACCAAGGCAATGCGCAAGGCGCAACGTTAAGCGCATCTGGTATGGTTGATTTGACAGAATTACCGAGCGATCAAAGATTGTTGCAAGTGCGATTAGCTGGCAATGACCAAATAGCAGACGGGTCTGTTAACTTTAGTCAATACCCTGTTAGCGTTTATGTATTTGGTAAAGCTAATCTTGATGATGCGCCAATAGTTACGGGCTTAACTGATGACATTAGAAACTGGTTGCGTAAGAACTTTGCTAGTTCTGACGAGTGCATTATAGCAATTCAGGCGCTAGGAAAAGGTGGGCCATATCCGCTTGATGATAGCCGCCCTTATTGTGAAATACCGTTGATAGTTAAATTTGGTGCCTAGGTTAAGTCTTTTGCTGTTATACCTAAGGTCTTAGCTATTGCTATGGCGTCGTTTTTATGTAGCGTAAAGTAATGCTCAATTCCGCAGTCGTCAAGAGCAAGTTCCATTTTTGAATTGCATAAATTAGAAAACCTAATGTCTTTATCTGAAAATTGATACCGGCTTATTTCAAATGGTTTTATCGGCTTTGATAGCTTAACGCTATAACCCCTAACTACCACCCTTTTCTTTAGCTTTAACCCTACAGCCCACTGATATCCATTGGTGGACTCAAACAATATATCTCCGTCATCATCTTTAAAATAATGCGTAGCCCAATCAGGCGCTAATTTCAATTCTTCTTCTGTTAAATCTCTCATAACTTACCTTTGTTAAGTAAAAACAATTTAATTAAATGTACATCACCACCTTTAAATAGTCAACAAATTAAATTTAATGCAATTAGTGATTGACCTATAAATTTAATTAGACTATTGTTTGTCATGTGCAGCGGTTAGTCACAAGGATTAACAATAAAAATAGCGTCCGGTATATGCGTTGATTTATAGTTTAAGTTAGATGGTTTCCCCTTTTTTCCATTGATGACTATAATGAAATATACAAGCATGGGTTTGAATTTCTCCCGCAGAATCAGTTAACGCGCTGATTGCGAAAGAGCGTTAAAGCAGTTTTTCATTAACTTACTAGATAAGGCGGTGATAATCTCGATGCCATTGTCGATAAAATGGTGTTGTTTAAATACGGTCGCGAGATAGAGTGAGGCAGAATTATGGTGCGGTGGCAATATTGGTTTGCATCACTTGCAGTGTTTTGGTTCGATTCCATAGCCGCACCACCAATCACTTAACAGATATAAATAGAATACAATGGTGTGAGTTTAGCTTAACTGTCAAAGCTGGTAACTTTTAATTACTGTATATCGGTTCAAGTCCGATAGCTCACAACCGGTGCATTCTGTACCAATCAATTTAGATTTAGCCGCTCATTTATTTGGGCGGTCTTTTAAAAGAGTTTATAGGTGTGTGTAATTGTTTTAATGGTAGACTTGCTTAATCTCGTTTAAGCTATGAAAGCGGTTTCGATAGTAACTGCTGGTTCAGGTTCGAGTCATTAATTATCACACAACCCATACACTCTTCTCTATTTCCAACCCTCTAAAACCCACTCTAATCGGTGGGTTTTCTTTTATCTACTCGTAAGTGGTATAATTACACTGAATTAATTCATTTAACTTCGGAGTAATAACATTATGGCTGATTGTTCAGTTGGAAACATGACAGGTCGCAATCTAATCGTAAAATTCGCGGAAGGCTGCGGAGATTTAGATTTGGCGGCTGCAACATTTAAAGTATTTGGTTCAATCAACACAAAGAGCCTAGACTTTACGGGTAACACCACCGACAACACAAGCGATGTATCAGGCGCTGTAAACTCAACATTAGTTACAACGCTGTCAGCAGAAATTACAGTTTCTGGCTGGGCTGATAAATCCGACACCGCATTAGTGTCAAATCAATTAGAGCTAACGCAATATTTTGTTGATGAAGTAATGGCTGGTCGTCAGCCTTGTGGATGGCTTGAGATTTCAGCGCCTGGTTACGGCTTGAAATACAATATCTTCGTTAATATCACGCAAGGCCCTGGCCTAGGCGGTGGCACTAACGATACTGTTACATTTTCAATGACATTTAGCGCTACAGCCACGGGCTTTAATGGCGTTGATGCAATCAAGATAACACCAGTAACTTAAGGGCTTAATCATGCTTTTAAAAAAGTATGGTCACGGCTCTATTGAATACGATGGCGTTAAATACGTCATCGTACCCTCTTTTATTAATATCTCTAAAATTGGCGAGCCGAACGACATAGTAGAAACAATCAAGGGCTTGCATAGTAGCGACCCCCTTGATGTTTACTGTTCAGCGTTTTCTATACTGCAATCATGTTGTGATGAGGACTTTCCGCCTGAATTATTTGGTGACTTATCCGTTACTGATGATGGTATAAACGAATTAGATATTTCACCCGAACAAATTAACGACTTAATTGTGTTGGCCAGCCACTGTATTAAGCATGGGGTTATCGGTGACGTTGAAAGTAAAGGTGAAAAAGGCGAACCACTAACAGAGTTTGACGCATACGAATTTATTGATTTAGCTGTTGAGCATTTTAATTTGAGCTACGACGAAGCAGCAAAAATGACTATGACGCAATTTGTCAGGCGCATGCGTACAAAATACCCTGAACTGCACAAAAAAGTAGAAGCTGGGGAGCGTGACATTGATGGTAAGTCATACGGGCAATTTAGCGCGGCAGCAGAAGCGGCAAAACAACAAGCGGAGTTAAAAAACAATGGCTGAGAACTTAGGCTCGATTAGGTATGACGTAGAGGTTGAAACCTCATCTATGTTGAAAGCTGAGTCAATCGTTGACAAAAGTATAAGCAATCAAGTCAAATCTTTTGATGCTGCCGATAAGGCAATAAGAAGGTTTGAGGCTGCGCAAAAGTCCGCTGGTAAAACTATTAATTCACTTGGTCAAGTAATAGACGCTAACGGCAGTATACTAACAAAGCAAACTCAGCAATACAGAACCTTGGCAAGTGAGGCTGAGAAAAGCTTTGAGAGAGCCAAGATTAGCGCTAAAAACTCTTTTGTTGCTGCATCATCAAGTGCTGACCTACTCAAGCAAAACCTTGAAGCGATGGCTGACAAATCTCTCGCTAAGCTGAATAGCTCTTTTGATGAAATGCAATCAAGAACAACTAGCGCAGTACCAAAGGTTAGCAAGGTTGCGACGGCGGTAAGTAATGCGGGGAAAGCCGCTAATAAATCATCTTTTCAAATGACCAACCTATCATACCAAATACAAGATGTTGCAGTTCAGGCTCAAATGGGAACTAGCGCAGCTATAATATTTGCTCAGCAATTCCCTCAAATGATGGTTGGTATGGGTGCTGCTGCTGGGGCTATAGGTGCTGTTGTTGCAATACTTGGCGGGCTAATAACGGCGATGTCTAACACCAAGACAACAGCACAAATGCTAGAGAAGGCCATCGAGCAAGTTAAAGCTGTAATGACTATTGGTGCAAACGGGCTAATAAACTACACCGACGAACTTAGAGAGCTAAATAAGGTAAGCGAACAGTTAGCTAAGATAAAATTAGCAGAGGCAATATTAAGTCAGAATGAGATAGTAAAGAACTCAGCAAAAGCAATAATAGAGTCCGCAGAGAAAACGTCAAAAGCATATAAATCAACATTTGAAGAGATAAGGTCTCTAACTGAAAGTGTGGCTAATGATATTGGCGGCAATATGGATGATGTAGCTGAGGCTATTTCAGGAAAGTCGCTGAAACTTGGCTCGTCTGCAAGTTACTTGACTACCGATTTAGATCGGATAGCAAAGAAATTTAAAATAACTAGGCTTGAAGCACTCGATCTTGGTTTAGCCATGTCAGACGTAATAAAGAAAGGCGATGCAGGCTCAATAAAGTCACTGCAAAACGTAACGGAAGACTTGGCATCCGCTTACGGCTACTCAAACGAAAAACTAACAAAGCTAACCTCTGGCATGGTTACGCACTTTGTAGCGTCAAAGCAAGCAACAGATGGAGCTAACGGGTTAAAGCTGGCGTTAAATGGAAATGGCGACGCAATTGAAAACAGTAATGAAAAAATAAGCGCGGCAAGAGGATCTATTGCAGAAATGACTCTGGCACTAGTTGAGCAGATAGTTGCGCTTAAAGATGGTGAAAGAGCAGCTCTTTCTTTTAGGCTTCAAATGCAAGGTGCTGACGAAGCTAGCAAAGAGCAAATACTAACGCTATACGATAAAAAGATGGCAATTGAAGCTGATGCAGAAGCAACAAAACAAGCTGCAAAAGATAACGAAGCCTATAAAAAATCAATAGATGACGTTAACGACTCGCTTGATGCATTCTTTGATAAAGAAAGTAGCGACAGCACGCAAAAAGACGATCAACGCAAAGCAACGCTAACAACTCAAGTTCAAAGCGTTGGCTTAACTGACGAGGAAGAGATAAAGGCGCGTTACGAGCGAGAGCTTGAACTACTGAGAGAAGCAGAAGAGCAAGGAATTGAAATACGCGGCACTTACAAAGAAAGGCGCGAGCAGTTAGCACTCGAAGAGTCAGAGGCATTAAAACAAATACAAGGAGGCACCAGCGAGTTTTTAGAAAATGCTTTTGGCAATCTTGACACTCAAATAGCTGGCACGATGGCGCAAGTTGTCACGGGTGCAAAAGATGGGGAAGATGCACTTCGAGGTCTTGCCAATACAATGCTTACCCAGCTAATTGGCGCGGCAGTACAATACGGAGTTGAAATGGTTAAAAATCAGATGCTTGGCAATGTACTAGCAGCATCTGAAAAAGCAAACATACTATCAACAACAGCAACTGGCGTTGCAGCTCAACAAACAGCTACAGCAAGCACGGTAACAGCGGCGGCAACTACGGCAACGGCAGCAGCTCCAGCAGCAGCCCTAACGTCAACGTTTAGTTTTGGCTCTGCTGCGTTAATTGGTGGCGCGGCATTGCTTGGCACGATGGCAATATCAAAAATGATGGCGAGCAGTGGCGGCCGTGAATTTGGTGGTCCTGTAAGCGCTGGCTCTATGTATCGCGTGGGTGAAAAGGGTAAACCTGAGTTTTACAAGGATAACTTAGGCAAGCTTTCAATGATACCAGGGGAGAATGGCGAGGTTATACCGGCGGATAAAATGGGCGGTGGCGGTGGTAGCATGACTGTACAAGTCAATAACTATACGCCGTACCAGGTTTACGTAACGCAAGACCAAGCAACTAACATTGCAAAAGTTGAAATTGGCAATGAAGCGGGTAAGTTACAAAAAGGGCGCGGCAGCATGTATAATGCAATGAAGTCAGGCGGCAACTACTCAAACAATGCAAAGAGGTAATAAATGCCAGTCCCAATAGATTATCCACACGATTTATTACCTGCGCCACTTGTCGGTAAAAAACGCAGTACGCAGCAAAAATATGACGCACGTGAGAACTTTGACGGTAAAATGCTAACCCGCAAAAAGCGCGATAGCTCTACTGTTTATTTTGATGTGTCGTTTTTGATTCCGTACGAAAAAACCCAGCTAATGGCGTTATGGCTTGAGGGTGTTGACGATGCTACACAGTTTAAAATGACGCTAAAAACTGAGGGTGGATTTAATGAGTATGCATGCACATGGAAAGATATTCCGTTAAGCCCTACGGAAAGTAAAGGATATTACACATACTCAGGCACTATCTACGCTGATAAATTATTACAAGGGTGGGAAAATAGCACAGACCAAGAAAAAGATGACTATTGGGATTACCTAATTGCTAATGATTTTTATGACCCGCTTGATATTGCAGTAAACGAAAGGTGGCCCAAACAATGAATGACGAATTAAAGCAGTTTTACGTAACGCAAGATTCTGAAAAGATTGTTTATAATGCATTCATTATTAGCAGCCCGACAATTGGTGAATTTAGATTTGTGATTGACCAATCTGATAACCTAGATTTTTACGTTGACAGTGAAATAAAAGAGTTTACAGGTTGTGCCGCGTCAATTCCTGAGCAATCAATACTATCAAGCGATGATGTTGATAAAGGCGAGGTGTCATTCGACCGAGTGGGATTTGAGGTTGTTAGCAAAATACGCAAGCTTGATAATTCACCAACGTTTGAATCTGTTACTGTCAGATTTTTGACGTACTTGGAGGGCGAGCGAGACGCGCTTTACGACTACTCTGCGTACATGTCTAATTTCACCGCTGGAGCAAGACAAGTTAAACTGTCACTGACAACTGAAAATCTTGAGAAACAAACCAAGGTTAACAAGATATTTGACCCATCTATTTACATTGGTCTAAAGGGGCTATAATGCAGCAGCTAGAATTTATTAATTTAATGATTGGCAAACCGTGGGTAAACCGCGCTGATACAGTTGATGCGGTTGATTGCTATGGGTTAGTTAAGCTATACAAAAGAATGGTTGAAGGTGTTGAATTACCACAGGCCACAGGGTACAAAGAAGGGTTTGCATTTAATAGCATTTGGCGCAGAGAAACCAAACGAGTATGGTGGCAAGTTGGCAAGTGGACAAATGGAGCGATGGTGACTTTCTACGATAACTCTATGCAGGCGGTGCATATTGGAATATGTTTTGGAAATCAACAGGTATTACACGCTCGCGGCAATGAAACGGATGGCGGGAAAGTTGAAATACATTCAATCAGCGTGCTATCAAAAGCATATAAAAACGTAACATTTCACGAGGTAATTAATGGCTAGGCTGATTATACAAGATCAATTAAAATTAAGAGCGCCAGAGGTTTACCCTATAACCGAGCCAATGCGCGTTATTGATGCTGTTAAATTTAAATTCGATAAGATTGACCCCAGCAAAATAACGATACACTTAAATGACAGGCTAGTACCTCCCTACAGCCCCATGATGTTTGAGGTTATAAGTGACAAGGACAGCGTAACTGTAACGCATGAAGTTAAGGGGTTTATGAAGAACTTCGGAAACTTCTTAACGCCGTTTGTGACCGGAATGTTTGATGAAATAGGAAAAATATTTGAGCTTTTAACGCCAGATATCGGATCTAATGGCGAGCAAACAAGTCCAAACAATACTTACTCGTCACAAACAAACGTTTCACGCGCTTACTCTCAGCGCCCGCTAGTTGTTGGCAGCCCTGTTATATACCCAGATTTAATAGGGCAAGCAATTGAGTATTATCAAGATAATATAAAGCAATCAGAGCAGTATTTTGAAGTATGTACTGGCGTTTTAGATGGGGCAACAATTCAAGCTGGAAACACAAATATAGCGAAATTCGGCACAGCAGCAACAGCTTTGTACTATCCTGTTGTTGGCGTAACAACGATACCAAGCTATCGCATAGGGCAAAAAGTTGATGAGGTTGACGGGCAAATAATAAAGGGTACGAATGAGGGCAGTGACGGTGCAACGTATTCATGCACAGAGAGTGCAACAAATTCTAACTATGCTGGAGGTATTTTTGAGACTTACTTAGCTCAAGACTCGCAATCTGATCTATTAAAAGCATCTTTTGACGCTGGTAATGAAAACATAAAGCTGGCATATACAGCATCTATAAGTAATGGCGGGCCGCCAGTGCCAGAATTTGTTGCAGGCACTGGGAAGATATCATCAATAACATTAAATGGCACTGAATATCAGGTTATAGTAGTAGACTTTAACGGGCCTTACTCTGATAGTAGTGACTACTCAGGCCCCTACACTTTCACCAATAAACTAGATAATACAATAGGCCCTTTCTCATGCCCGACTGAATGTGAAAAGCTATTTTTTAATATCAAATTTGACAGAGGTCTAAAAAAAGAAGTGCCAATCAACGTAGTGGTGTATGAGCTTGATTCTAAAGGTGGCGCTAGAACAGGTAACGAGCAGTCTTTTAATGTTACGTATACCGATGACACTGTAGACGCCGTTTATGAAACATTTACTGTAACTCCTACAATTGGCCGCTCTTGGTATGAGTTTGAGATTAAGCGTACAAACGAAGCATCGCAGAACACAAGTGACCCAGACATACCAACGCTGGATGCTGTTTACTGTATACAAGAGCTGGGTGATTATTCTTTCCCAGACGGCGGCACAATGCTATCCGTTAAAATGCCGACAACGCAAATCCCGACAGGCTCAGGCGTTGATAACAAAATAAATCTTGTCGGCGGTCAAATTATGATGCCAAGTTATGACAAATCAACGCAAACAATACTAGCTGATGCGCCAAGCCGTAACTTCGCTGATGCAGTTTTGTTTGTTTGGCGCGACTTCTACAATCAAGACGTTAGCATTCTTAATCTTGATGAGCTTTACACTATAGCTGATTCACTGCCTGAAAACCTAAAAACGTTTGATTATACATTTGATGATGCGAGCAATGGTGTAGGCACGGTGCTGGATACCATCTTAAATGTAGCGCGCGTATATAAATACTGGGACGGTCAACAAATTAGATTCTGGCGTGATGAGGCTGCTCCGTTTAATTCGGCACTGTTAAGTCGCGCTGATTTGGCGGCAGAGTCAGACCGCAATTATTCAATATCTAGATCTAGCTTTGTAAATGGCGAGTACGACAGCGTTCAAATTGAATACATTAACCGCGAAATAAACAAGAAAGCTTACATTTATCGCTCTATCGATGCTGCTGGCACTATTCAAGATGTAGCCGGTGCAAATGCTAAAGAGGTTGTTTTATCAGGCTGTCAAAGCTTGGTTAACGCAACTAATCGCGCTGAACTTGAGATACGAAGAATGCTATATCAGCGCTGGACTTTATCAGATACATTTATCGATGCACACAGATTTTTAGAGCGTGGTGCTGTCGTTTTGTATAATGAAGTATATGAAGGCGGTGACGCATGGGGCGGTGAGATTCTATCGGTTAGCGGTGGTACTGCGACAGTTCGTGAAGAGCTTGAATTACAAAGTGGCAAAACTTACCAAGTTTATTACACTAATGCGCTAGGAGAGGCGGTGGGCCCGCAAACTGTAACTGCGTCATCTAATAATAGTTTTACATGCGGTGATTTATCTCAAGTTTATCTTGAAGGTTTTGAAGGGGGTCGCATGGGTAGTCGTTACTACATCACAGAAATTAACAACACTATAAATAGACGCTGGCGTGTGATGGAGCGAGAAACTGCGGGTTATGATGTTCAAATTAGCATGATAGGCTATGACGAGCGTATTTATGAAGCAGATTGAATTTAAGTTATAATAAAGAAACTTATTAATAAGAGAATTTTAAAATGTCAAAAATAGCAGATGTAGAAGCTAATGCCGCATCACTGGACGGCCTAGTCAATGATAACGCACTAATACCAACGTTAAGAAATGGGCCTAAACCTAGCTACCAATATTTGATTGATGGATGGAATACTGAAATAGCAGCGGCAATTCTTGAGATGAATAAATCACGCGGCTTTCGCGTTGTCGGCACATTCGCGGATGGTTTTGCATACGAGCTATTTAACGATGTTGGAATTGACGCAAACGGCAATAGCTGGATTTACACCGGAGCGGGTGCACCAAGTAAAATTGTAACTGCTGGAACTGTGCCAAGCGCTCCCGACTATCAACAAGTAACATACAATTCAGCTAGCGTAATTTCTAATAATAATGGCGGTAGCGTTCAGGATTTTATGGATGAAAATATAGCAATAAAATCATACATGATAAGCGAGCTTGCACTATACGATTTTACGGTTGGTAGATTCATATATATCACAGAAAGAGATTACGCAAAGTTTAAAGTAGTTACCGGAAAGGCAGCCAACGGTTATGACATTCTAAATGCGGCAAATGGCAAGCAGCTAGAATTAATTATTGATAATGGAGAATTTAATGTCTGTGCGTTTGGCGCTGTGGGTGACGGAGCTACTGATGATTACTTACCAATCCAGCGCGCTAACGTAGCGGCTGTAGAGTACGCTAATAACGTAGGTAACGGCGCAGTTATACTTTACCCACCTAAAGACTTTTACATTACTAGCACTGTAAGCCCGTTGCCAGAGGGTGAGAACACGCTAGATAGATATAACCAAGGACAAGCTGGCACGCTCACTACGAAAGTAGAAAACATAACTATTCGCGGTTACGGTGCTCGCTTAATATGTGACACAGCAACTTTTAGCCCGCTGTTCCCGTTCTGTATGATGACATCAATCGAAGCGGACGACGTGAAAGTTTACGGGTTAAAACTAGAATCTGATTTAAACAATAAGGTTCCTAATTGGATAGACCCTACTAATTACTTTAATCGCGGTGTTCCAACTGTGACGGGTGAAGCTGGTTTCATAGCTATTCGTACCACAGGCTTTAAATTTATAGATTGTCCAGTACACCATTGTGAAGTTGGGCTAGTTATTACGGACGACAGAACATTCACGATACCGACCCCAGACCCTATGAATACTTATCGCTCAGAGGTAAGTGGTTGTGATTTTTATAATTGTTGGCAATTAATGAGCATGACTTACGGAGCCACCGAAGAACTATTGATACACGGTAATAACTTCCGGTACGGATTTATTAAATTAGTACAAGAGTCGGATCAAGGTCGCGCTGTGATGATAACTGCCAACACGTTCCGAGATATTTCAGGTTTTATAACTAACACAAACGACACGCAAATTGTTAATAATACATTTAACAATTTGCTGGGTGGTTTTAGTCTGCAACCTCAAGGTGGTTCAAACCCGTCAACGAACTATAACTACAACCTAACAAACATGTTGATTAAAGATAACACATGTTATAGTGACCACGGAACGGAAGTGGACGGGGAAGCGATAGGTTCGGGGACAGATAAACCATCACAGTTTCTTAGAATCTCAGCGACAGTCGCAGCAACAGCGGGTCAAACGGTGAATATAGAAAACTTACGCATTGAAGGTAACAGCGGTGTTTTATGGGCGCGCGGCGGCACGAGCACCGGAGCGGTAATAAACCGAGACGGCGACGCGATGATCAATATAAAAAGCATGTCAGTAACGGGTAGGAACAAGTTTACTATTAAAGATGGTACAACCGCTACGATATGTCTAGCGCCTAACGCGGCTTTTTCAAATACCACTATCAGCGGTAAAGTTGATATAAGTGATAATTATTTTTCTAGAGAGAACGCTGCATCTGTATGGGAGTTTCAAATGTGGTTCGCATCTTCGACAGAAGAAGCGCTCGTTAAATTTAATGACAATAATGTGGATATGCCGCTATCAATATACAGGGCGGTTACTGTGGGTGGTGTTAGAAACTTTAAATCTAGAGGTAATGAATACAATTTAGGCGCTACATCAATAGGTACTGCTGCGGTGTACTGGATTGGAGGTGTTAAGAATTACGATATTAAAGACAATGACATACATCGGGACGCATCGCTAGGTAACATAGGCTACATTGTATATCATGACGGTTTAACAACGGGTGTTTATAATACTGTAAACGACAAACCTAAAGTAAGCGTTAAAGATAACACTATAAACGTAGCGCAGTTTGTATTTGCCAGTAACGTGGCATTTCCAGTGTCTAGCCAAGGATTCTTTGATTTGTTTGGTAATACAATATCGACGAATACTACAACGGGTTTTCAGACATACCCCACAATCTTAGGGTTTAACGCGTACAATGTAGTAAACCCACATATTAATAACGATCCTTTACCTGTGGGAATACCGCTTGTCCCGCCGTACTTTGTGTGTTGGAACGGCTCATTCACAACCGGAACACCTACAGGGTGGAGGTATAACGGCGCTAACTGGCGTTCAATCTCAACTAACCCATAAAAATAAAGCCCCTTAATTGGGGCCAAGGAGCATATATGAAAAGACCGTTATGCATTTGTGGAAACATGTGCAAGAAAAATGGAATTAGTAAAGTTAATGGTAGGCAACTATACAACAGTTATTGCCGCTCATGCGCTAAGACAAAACATGGTAAAAAAGAAAGAATCAATAAGACTCTTAAAAATAGTTTATGTGAAAGATGTGGTTTTAAACCTGAGCATCCTTGCCAGTTAGATTTAGACCACATTGACGGTAATTCAAATAACAATCATCCTGATAATTACCAAACTTTATGCGCTAATTGTCACAGACTAAAAACGCTTAAAGAGAAGAATTGGTTAGCCCCTTGATTGGGGCTTACTTTTTCATGGCTTATCGGTATTTCACCACTGCATTCATATTCAAAGCAGTATTTTTAATATTCTCGTTAGTCATTTCACTTCCCTAATAACCTTGTTTTATCCTCACTTCCGCGCGTTGTGCCAGTCCAATAAACAACACTTGCAAACCACATTGCTATTAATTGTCCGCCAAAATAGTTAACCATATCTTTATTGCTTGCGGGTATATCAACAAAGAATAGGCAAGCACCGTAGCACACTGCAAGAACAGACATTAAAACCGTTATAACCGCTGGCATGATGCTATTTTTATGGCTGCTACGTGCGTTAGCTTTATCACCTAATTCAGCCTGTAGGGTTTGAAGCTTAATTTCTTGAAGCTGCGTCTTGTGAGTTAATTCAATTTCCTTTAGCTTTACTTGTGCTTCTGGATTACCAGTTAAAAAACCATTGATGGCATCTGGTGTATTTTCAGTGCCAAATTCTGACGATATTAATGCGCCCACACCCGCACCGACAGGACCTAATGCACTACCTAACAGTGGCGCATAGTCCGCAACCTTTTTACCTAACTCTGACCAATTCATAAAAGAACCTTAAATAATGAAACCCAAAACACAGAGCCAATCAAGCTACAAACCAGCACACACTTAACAAATCTTTGCTCTTTGCTCATTCTATAACCCTCGCAAATATAAATATTAAATTGAAAAACACTGACACGCTGAGTAAAAGCATATACCCGCGTTTACAAAATTCAACTCTTCTAAGCGCTTTTTGCAAATCGTGCACGTCATGAGGATCGCATTCCTGCACTTCGGATTCAAGGTTTTCTGCATCAATGTGGGCGGTCATAATTTAACTTCACTTATTTTATTTGCATATAAAGCCGCTGACCATTTAGCAAATGTGCTTGCGCCTAACTCAGTGTTAAACACGCGCTTGTAATAATCATAAAAGTTACGTGAATCAACTTGGCCAACACCTGTTAATTTTGGAAGTGGATTTTGGTCCATTGAGTATTTAAGGCGAGCCATTGCGCAAGCGTATTTTGGTGAGTCAATTAAATCAGAGTGAACAGCTTCAAGATCCTCATCTGCATTATACGTAGGTGCGAGACTAAATATTTCATATTTTAACTTTGACATATCACCGTCAATATCCTGCATAACGTCGCAGTTGGCAAATATATCATCATGCGTAGCTGGCTCCATCTGCCAAACACCAAGCGCGGGACCGTTAATTTGCTTGATGTATTGACCACAGTTAGACTCTATTGCCGCAGTGCATAAAAGTAAAAATGCAGACTCTTTACTGTAATAATTACCGCCCATATATTGCAGTGTTGGTTTAATTATATAATCGTGTAGCTGCTGTGCGTTCATCATTTAACCTCCTTACAATCAGTCGCCATCCAACCGTGACCGCGCTCTAGCTCAGCTTCTTCTTTAGCCATTTTCATTGAGTCGCAATCGTAAATAGTGACATAGCACTTTTCACCATCGGCATTTTTAAGTGTAACTTTGTAGTTATTCATTAACCTCTACTCCAAGATTTTGCGTTTTTAATTCCGTAGTTAATAGCTGAAACAAAGCCGTGATTGCTATTGTACCCTTGGTGATATTCAATGGAGTCACCGCAGCAACACAAACCTTCTGGCACTTTCTTTTTAATCATGTAAATATCGTACCACTCAAGAATTTTACAGGTAAGAAGATTACCAAACATATACCCTTGAATTACCAGCACGGAAAGCATTGCAGGCACTGCCGCTATATTAATTATTAACTCTACATTATTCATTTATAAACCTCATAGGCTTTTCATCGTTGTAAACTTCGGCTTTAATCTCGTAGCTGTGAGCATTTACTATATCATTCACTCGCTCACATTTACGAGCAAGCATAAGGTAAAACTTACGCGCCTTTTTTGCGTTTCCTTCATATTCGGCTTGCTTTGCTTTTACTAGTAGCTCATCAGTCATAAGATTATAATTAATTATGTTGTTTTAATCATAATAGCACGCTATAGTAACAATTCAATAGTTAATTTTAAGAGGGTGTTGATGATGGATAAAAGAGTGAGAAAGTTTGACGGCAAGCACGTAACGCTGCCAAGAAGTAAAGCCAAGCACTTTGTGGCGCTTTTCGAGTTTATAAAGACAAAGACCACGAAACGAGAAAGGTATAGCGAGTACGGGATAAGTCAAGGGGCAATGGAAGCTGTAGAGAGGGGGAATGTTACAGCTAGGACAGGTGAGTTGATACTAGCTGCTTACAATGACATTAAAAACAAAGCCCCATAACGGGGCTTTTTAGTGTGTGGCTTGGTATTTCTCGCGCTGCTCATCCATTCGTTTAACCGTGTCGTCAATTAATGGCTTGCCTGTTTTCTTATCAACGAGTATAGGTGATTGGGAGCAGAGGCAGTTTACGGAATTACCATTCTCACTATAAAACTTTTCAACTTCCTGCTGTGTAAATATATGGCCATGCCGACTCACATGCCACTTTCTGCTGCTTTCAGCAAGCGCACTAAACCATAATTGCTTAAATTCATATGGCGAGTCATCAAATACAGTCTCGTTAACTTCTTTCGTTTTGGCTCGCTGTGCTGTTCTGTAAGCGCCTAAAATCTCAGTCCGTGCGATTCGTTGCGCTCGACTAAATCCAACGCCTACACGCTTTTGCACGTCCGCAGATATTGCACGAATACCTAAACCATCAGCCATGCCGCGCGTTAATGTTTCTGATAGGTCAACTTTCATCGAGTCGGTTAAACCTTTCATTTCATTAAATACACGCCCATAAACCAGTGCTAATGATTGTGTAGCCTGGGGATTGAATTCGTCACTGCTTATTGATTGAATTTGACGCGATACAATTTCACCAACTAGGCTGGGTGTTGACTGATTTTTAATATCTTGAATAGTGTCGTTAATGCCATCGTTATATGCGCTTGATAGGTACGATTGAAAAAACCAATTGGGCGTCATTTTACCGGTGTATGATTCTAAAATTTCATCATACAAAAGGCGCTCAATAAACCCGTTAATCGATTCATAACGCGCTAGGTCTATTTGATATTCATAGTAAGTCGTTTTATTAACTGCAATGCTTGATTTGTGAGTATCAAGCTCACCCTTTGTATTTGTGAAATAAACAAGAGGATTCCATGCCATTGATGCAGACGAATTAACTGCTGATACAGTGCGGTAATTGGATTGGTCAGCAGCAAGTTTGCGCACACCTGTCAAGATGCGCTCAAACCTAACCTTCAATTCACGCTGCTCACGAGATAGGTTTTTCTTTTGATGCGCTGGGTCGGCTGCATCCTTTGGCATGGCTGGCCCGTTTTTAATCTGCTTGATTTTCATTAAGCTTCTCTTTTAAAAGATAACCTTCAAGCATCCATATTTTATTAACAGCATTATCCCTAGCAATCTTAGCACCTAGCTCCTTGTTGAAGTTTTCAGGGCTTGCGCAAGCTGATTCGCCATGCACTGTAAACCCATTTTTCAGCGTAAGAAGGCAGCTTGTGAAGGTACTTCCATCAAATACGTGGAACTGTTCTTTAACCACTAATGACTCAATGTAGCTTTTAGTTACTCTAGGAGCTGTTAAACCTTTGTCTTTGATTTCTTTTTCAATATCATGGTCATTCATATTATTTACCTTGTATATTTATGGATTAATCTGGCGTATTTTCATCGGTCATGTCGTCCAATGTTAATTCAGCTTTAGGCTCTAACGTTTCATATTCGCTTTTAGGCTTTTCTTTATCTGCGCCCGCTGCTTCTCGTATCTCTTCCGTTGTCCAAGGCTCTTCCTCTTGCGCTTCATAAGCAAGTTTGTTTTGCTCAATCATAGACTTGGCATTTGCTAGCTTTTCAGCTTTTGTAGGTTCTGAAATGTCAGGCCATTTAATCGTGATTTCATCGTTAGGCTGTGGCAATACACCCAAGTCAACTAGCCACTGTAAAAACTTAATGATAGTTGGGCCATATTCGTTATTTTGTTCACTGCGTAAACGCTTACTAAATGCGCTTGAATTTTCAGTGCTTGAACGCTCACCCGTCATAAAGCCGATTAACTCAGTAACCGGTATACGCTGAGCTGCGCACGCTTCTTGCATTGCAATAGTGAACGCGCCTGTTGGGTCGGCTATATTTGATTGAAGCGAGCTAACACTTGAACCTGCAAGTTTTAAATAGTTATTTACACCATTCTCAAAGTCGTCGATAGCTTGGTCGATTTCTTCCTTCTTAGCATTCATAGCTTGAGCTGCTTTAGGGTCGTCAGCGCTCATTACGGTTCGTTGCTTGGCGTTTTTGCGATAGCCCTCAGCAGATGCGCCGCGTATCTTATTGCAGTCAAATAACGCGTTAAATGGAGCTTCTAAAACTGGTGTACCTTCGATTTGCGCACCAACCGCATTAGTTACAACAAATACACGACTGCGGTGCAAATTGCGTTGCTCTGCGTTAGTTGTTTGCTTATCTGCAAGTGCTGCGGGGTCTAGCTCATACCATTTAGGCTTATTCCAGTCTTTATCAAAGTAGTCGCTTACGTATTCAGTTGCGCCTTCGCATTGAGTTTGATAAAACGGATTGATTGCCAATACGCTGACGGCTTCGATTAATTCATCCGTTAACTTTGCATCGGCTCTTGATTCGGTAAAGATAGGAACAATAGTTGAGTAATTGCCAAGCCTTGATTGCTTAAACGCTTCACGCATTACACGCCAAAAGTCATATTTGCGTGCAAACTCTTTGAATGCGACCTCAAAGGCGCTGTCTTGCTCGGTATCTTCGTCTGCACCATCAATAACAGTAGGGTGCTCTGAGAAACAACGCTCAGGCACAATATCAACAACAGCCTTAAAGAAGCCTCCGCGATTGTATGCGTTATACATTATGTCAAACGTTAAAGCGTCGGGATAACCATACGATTTTGAATCATCGCGGTTTGTATCGCCAAAATTCACAGGTGATGAAAAAAGATGTGAAAGGTCTCTTGTGCGGCTTTTAGGCTGTGCCATATTTGCCGCAAATGTAGAATTTAATTTATTTTTAAGCATAAAAAAGCCACACGTTAATAGTATGGCTTTATTGTATCATTGATTGTTAAGGTGGGCTATTTTGGCTCAATCCATTCCTCACCCCCATTAACAACAAACACTAGATCGCCTTTTAGCTTTGCAAGCTCTTTGTGTAACTCTGCGTTTTGCTCGATTAGTGATTTGTAAGCTTCATTTGTTTTATGTAGTAACTCATAAAGTTTTATAGCTTCGTCCTTTTCGGTTACTCGACCTTCATGTATTGCTTGAATTACATTAAGATTTTCGTTTATCAGTGATTGGTCAATGCTCATACTGTCACCCCACTATACTCGTTAAAATGCGCCTTGCTCATAATTAAGTTTTGGCATGTTGCAAATAAATGCTTTGTGCTATCTGTAAATTTAATAGGCTTAATTCTATGATCGCCGCCTACCGTATATTTTATTGGCTCTTCAATATTCAATTCGCGCATTACTGATAACTGCCTTTCACGCCAACCTTGATTAATGCCGAAATAATACGGGTGATGCTTTTTATCTTCATCGTTGCAAATCCAGTTTTCCCACATTGCTTTAAGCGTGCATTCTGGCAGTGGGTTTTTCTTGTTTAAATTCATTAGGCATAAGTATTTTTGGTAGTTAATCATTGTTGGTACCTATAAACTTACTTAGGTCAGGTTTAAAGAAGTTTGGGCTCTCTTTTGTAATCTTGCCGTTTTCATCCAGTGGAAAGCCACCATCAGGCATGCGTTTAGAATCGTTAGATGCGATAACTTCATTTAGTGCGCCTATGATATCAAAACCCATATATTGAGCCGTACCAACTGCTGTTACTATTTGATCGCAAAAAGCATCAAGCAAATCAACCTTTCTCTCATTACTCAAAGCAACTTCTGTTAACGTGTGCAAGTAAGGTCTATTGTGATTCTTATATGCGCAGGCAGCTGTGACGACATCACCTCTAAAATCATTAGTGACCTGCAATCCTTCTGCAAACTCTTCCAAGTGGCAACCGTACTGGGTTGCTATATCCTCAATTGTTGGGTTAGGCTTTGCATCTGAAAACCATTTAACTATTGTTTTTATTTCGTTGCTCATTACTTATCCTTTAAAATTTATCTGTTATGTTATTTTCAATTCGATATTGATTTAAGTTAATTCCGAAGTACCGCTTAAACCTATCTCTTATTTCTTTGGTTTCTTTTTTGAATGCCATTGACAGGCTTTTATTGCAAAACCCCTCATCAACAAGCGCTATTAAATTCTGGTACTTTAAAGTACCCCAAGAGTCTTTTTTCATTACCAAGCCACTTTAGCTGTAATTAAGTTATCAATCATTTCGTCCGTTATGCTGTCGGCTTCACTTCCATTTGGAACGGCTAGCCAAGCAACGTTCGTTAGGTGATTTTTATTAAATGACTTAGCAATAAAATCTTTGTGTCGCTGGTCTAAATATTCAGCTAAATCGCTTTGGAACATTTCATGCTTAACTTGCACAGGGTCAACTTTAAAATACTTTTTCCCGTTATCATCTTCACCAATTGCAAGTAACAGTATTTGCCAAAAATGCCTAACTTTAGTTATTGCAAAAACCATTGATGGGCCAACATCTTCTGATTTAAGAGTTTTATAGTTAACCACTTCTGCCGTGTAATCCGATTCAGTACGTTGACTATGCCACACTCCTAAATTCCTAAGCCCAACCTTGGCGCTTTTTAACGCTCCTTTCATTGGGTTGTATTTTTTATTTCTTGATTTAGCCATTTTCCAACTCCTTGCAAAATTCCCACTGTGCATTTAATTTATCTGGCATTTCTTCGTGCTTACCATAGTCGCAAACCTTACCGCACGGACTAACTGCAATACCTTCAATATAATCATCTTGTACGCAGTGCTTAGTAAATATTCCATGGATAGTGCTTGTTGATGGCAAGCCGTATTTATTTTTGGTCTGCTTAAATTTTGTGTTATCCATATAACCAACCCTTTAGTTATTGCGTTTCAGTAAGCAAACTATAATCAATTAATTCAAATAATCAATAATTAATTTAAGTAATGCTTAAACATTTCTTTAGCAAGGGCACTTACATCATCTTTAAATATATGAGGTACTCGCTCTAGTCTTTCTTGGCGCTCTTGTTTTGTATCGCCCTTTGCTACATGGCAAGCCATATTAGCGGTAGACATTAAAAGCCAGTGTTGCACCTCGTCGGGCATTCCGTCAGCGCTTTCATCGCCATCTAAAACACTGTTTAGCATGTCATTTAATTGGTCTATTGTAGCGAGATCCATTTTTTAAACGCCTCCATCGCTCCATCTGCGCCAAGCGCAACACATGCAAACGCTCCTAATTCCTGCGCTGTGGTTAAATATTCCTTTTGTCCAGCTTGCCATTTGCATATAGTGTGGTCACGCCTTTTAAGTTCGCAAACAAATGTTGTCTTGCCTGGTATTATTATGTCGCTAGCGCCTGGCGTCATGCCTTCTGCTTTTTGTCTAACTCGTTGGTTTACACTAGCCTTCCCCTCGTTCCTTATATGCGTAGCAATAACTCCCCACGTTTCAGGGTATTCTCTACGAATACGGTTAAAAAATGTGACTTGCTCTAACGCTTCGCTTGGACACTTTTTATCTCTGAATGAAGTATCACCAAACACTGGCACATTAATATCAAATTTCATCTGCTTCCCCGTTATATCCATAAACATCATAAAATCCACTATCAGAGTTTTTACGGTAACTTATAGTTTTTGGCATTATCTCTCCGCTTTCTGTAGCCTCGCAAAACTGCTTATATTCAGCGTACTTTTTACCGCCCTTTATTGTTGGCATATACCAAATACTAAATTGCCTATACTCTGTAACATAATCAACACGCAAACAATCTTTACCGCTTCGTGTCATTGTCGGTCTAACAGTCCAACCCACCAGTAAATCAGTTTGCAATTGCGTAGGGTCTTTTTTAAACGCTTTAAAATCTGCTTTTAGCTTGTCGTTAGGGTCGATTATTTCACCCTTACATGTCGTACAATAACGCGCGGCTATATCGTTTTCAGCTTCACAGTGAGGGCATGGCTTAAACGTCCACCTGTGCGAGCATTGATCTAGTTCTCCGCTACCATCGGGTCGTAATCTAAAGTGCTGGCATCGTCTACCGTAATGCGCTGGCATAGGGCCGAAGTCTGTAGGTATGGCATTGCCATCTAGGTCAACAAAATAACCGTCTTGGCTAATTTGAAAACCCTCATCGTTTTTCCTGTAGCTGAATTGATTTTCACCGTTACATGAAGGGCATAGGCACGTTAGTGGATCGCCTTTTTCACCTGTTGGCCCTGCTTTTATCTCAGGGTTGAACAAATCACCATCAGGGCAATGTTTATCAACGTTTTCGGCGTAGTCTAAAACTAAACAATCCTCTTTACCATCATCTAGGCGCAACCCTCGACCTATTATTTGTTGCATTAAGCCAACCGACTCAGTAGCGCGCAAAATAGCTATAACGTCAACATGTGGAGCATCAAAACCCGTTGTTAACACTGATACATTAACAAGGTATTTAAAGGCTTGATTCTTAAAGTCCGATATTATTTTTTCACGGTCTCCGCTTGATGTTTTACCGGTTACTATTTTGCTTTTAGCTGGCGGTAACGATGCCATTATTTCTTCAGCATGCTGAATGGTAGCCGCAAAAAACATAACGCCTTTACGGTTTTGACTCTGCTTTATAACATCAGCAACAATCGCCGCTGTCTTTCTTCCATGGCCTACAAACGCTTTATCTATATCTGTATTGTTGTATTTACCCATACTGTTAAGGACTAAGCCGCTTGTATCATAAGAATCAACATTGATAGCACCAACAACTGGCGGTGTTAAAAATCCTTTCTGTATTAAGTAGTGCGCGGTTAAGCGGTAAACCTGTTTTGCAAAGTATGGGTTTTTTGTTGAGCCTTCAAATACAGGTTTATCATTGTGATCTGTTTGGTATATGTACCCATCACCTAGCCTGTACGGTGTCGCGCTTAACCCTATTATTCTTAGTTTTGGGTTGCTTTCTTTCATCTTGTCGATGATGAATTTAATTGTTGGTGTTAATCCATGTGCTTCATCAATTATAACAGCGCAGTAATTGGGGCCAAGTCTATGCGCCGCGTTTTTGACTGTTTGAGGACTACCAAACACCACAGGGTGACGTAAGCATTTAGTGCCAGCACTTGCACTATAAATACTCGCTGGCTCACCTGTTAACAGATATTTTTCACGGTTTTGTATAACAAGCTCTTTTTGCGGCGCTAAGCACATGACGCTTTTGCCGCCGCTTATTTCATAAAGTCTTTTTGCCAACTCCGCTACCACTAGGGACTTACCCGCCCCTGTTGGCAGCTCTATTAAACATGGCTCAACACTTTTACGAACCCACTCCATGGTGACATTGCACGCTTCGTTTTGGTAGTTTCGTAGTTGATACATTATGATAATTTCCAATATTTAGAAGATTTACGGCGGTATTCGTCAGTTTTCACATCAGGACAATGCTTTTTAATAATCTTGGCGTAATCAACAGATCCTTTGCGTTCAATCTGTTTTAAGCTTCTGCCATGGATTAGCGCGTTTTGCTCACCGGCTTTAGCTATTAAGTCGTCTAGCACTTCCTTTTTGCGTTCCTGCGCTCGCTCAATGGCATCGCTTAGCTCGTCGTATTCATCTAGTAGCTTCGCGCAATCAAGAGTTGTTATTTCTTTTAAAGGCGGTTCAAGATGCAATTCGCGCAAGGCTTTAACTTCAAGCGTGTTTAAATATTCTTGATGGAATAACTCAAGGTCAGGCAAGTTTTGTTCTAGCCATTCTAAATCTAGATCAACCACTTCTAATTTAGTGCCATGCTGCGACCACTGAAAAAAATCACATTGCGCTCGACCTGTCACGTAAAGCTGTACTTGTATTTGCGCGTAGTAGTGAGGTTGTTCGTTAATGCTTTTAAATACTGGCGGGTTTTTATCACGTTGTCCGAACGGGCATTTAATTTCTATAAGCTTATGCTCGCCCACAAATCCGTCAGGACTTGCGCCTAACCATCCGTTATCATGTACGTAAAAGCTCGCTTTCTCTACTGTGTTACCAGTTTCTAATTCGTATTCAAAGCAAGCGCCATCCTCGTGAAACGTTCCGTACTCTGTGGCTACGTTGCCTTGGAACTCACTTTCAGCGCCTAAACTATCACGCACCATTCTACGTAAAACGTCGTTAGGCTTCATAAAAGGACTTAACCCAAGGATTGCACCAACTGCGCTGTCTGTTACTAAACCCTTGCGAGCGTTAAACCATTCTTTTGAGCGTTGTTCAATCATTTCTCTAATCTCCGTATTGACTCAAGGTGTGGTATTTCAGGCAATCCATTAAAAATTGACTGCCTTAACGGGTCGTACTTATCGCCTTTAGAGTTTTGACATGCAAGCTTAATAAATAAAGCCTCGTCAACTGTTAGCGTAATATGTACTTTTGTTTCTAATTCTGTTGTTGCCATAGTTAAACCCAGTCTTTTGTTACATAATCGAAAAGTAAATGGGATTTAGTAATGTGCCAGCAATAATTGCCATCCTTAAATAAAACTAAAGAGTCCTCACTCATTTCTAGCCCATCATACTCTTCATCGTACTTGTCAAATTCGTGCTGATAAACAACCAGAGAACACCCTGTTGATGTATCAACATCACCGTGTAGCTCAACATACATTTTTATAATCTTGTCTTTATTTTCCATTTCTATCACCCTCTTGTGGTTAAAAAAGGGCGTTTACACGCCCTTTGCTCCATCACTAAAAACCTACATCATCATCAAAGTCGTTATTTGTTTGTGCTGGCGCTTCGGTTTTAACTTCTGGCGCTGCGGCTGCTTTACCGTTACCTCGCGGGCTAACAGCGCTTACCCAGTTACCGCGTTTTTTCGAGCCATCGTCTTGCTCAATTTCCCATACTTGCAATAGGCCAAGCATTGGCTTATTCACTAAGCAGCGTGTTAAGCTTTCATCCGTTGGCGCTTCACCGCTTGAAAGCAATTTACCGCCGGCGTTTGTATCAATAGCCGCTAACATACGCTTAGCTTTATCTGACTTTTTAGCGTCTTTATCAAAAACACGTAGCTTTTGAAATATCTTGCGGTTTGCAAATTCTTTAGGTTGCAATACGTTCCAGCGCAATGAGATGTATTCTTCACCGTCATAGCTATCAAATTTAGCTTCATCTGGCGCAAATAATACCTGCGTTTTTGCTGGGATTGGCTCAATATCTCCGCCACCTGACTCAAATGAACCTGTTTTTTCGATTGGGTTGTTATCGCTTAGATTCCAAAATGACATAATTATTCTCCTGCTTTTAATGATGGTATAAAGTTAATTAATGGGTTTTCGTTTTTTGGTACAATCAATTCTTCTTCAATGCCATAGCGGTTTTTGCTTACGTTTGCCGCTGTCGCATAACAAATTAGTTGGCGCGTTCCATCGCTTAGTGCTTTTTTACGCTCGCCATCGCCCGTAAGAAACGTTTCAAGCTTTAAGAAACCTACTAGGTCACTATCATCAACATAAGGCGCTACAGACTTTTTACCAAGTCGTAAAGAGTAACGCGTGTAAGGTTCTTGGTCTGGCAGCTCAATTGTTTCTGTGTCAGCGTGCGCTACAAACACAATGTGCATACCCTTACGATCGTTAAGAAGCCCACAAGCTTTACGCACTCGTTGGTGTAAAGCAGCTACAGCAGCTAGGCCAGCACCGTACCCACCTAAAGCCTGGTTGATCGAACGTGGCTTTTTGTGGTCGCTCTCAATAATGTGACTGATAAACAAACGTTCTAAAGCTGTTGCAGAATCAATAACCAGCGTTTTGTATTCATGCTCTTCTTGCAGTAAAGATTTTAATTGCCCCCATAAATCTTCAACCGCTTTAATAACTGGGAACGCATCGGGGCGTATATCTTCTGGCACACCTTGCAAACCGTCCTCTGCACGTATAACAATCGGCTTAGGGAATGTTGCAGCAAGGCTTGTTTTACCTAATCCGCTATCACCGCAGATAGTAACAATGGTCGCTCTATCTTTTGGCTTTGTGATACTTTCTAATAAACTCATAAATTACCTCATTGGGTTGTTTGTCTCTCTTCGACAGGACGAACTATAGCGCACTTAATTTTATCCTGTCAAACATATTTTTAAATTTATTTATTTTATTTGACAAAACACTAAATAAAATAGACAATCGGCCTATCTTATATAAACAGCAGAGATTAAACAAAATGATGACTTTAGAGCAAATTATAAAAAGACTTGAACATGCAAACCTGTCAAAGATAGCTGAGACCGTTGGCACTAGCAGGGCTAATATGTACAACCTTAAACACCAAAAGGTTAACCCTTCTTACGAACTGGTTAAAAAGCTATCTGATTACTTTGAAGAGTTGGAGAAATAAAATGGATCAATATTGGTTTTTAGATGAGGGCATAAAAGTATTCGGTCTTTATGGCGGTGACAAAGATGGTAATTGCGCTTGTGCAAACCCTGAATGTAACGCGGCGTTTAAGCACCCAATCGCATCTAACTGGCAACACACGCCAATGTGGAGCGATGAGCAATTAGAAGTCATGGAAATGTCGGGCCAGTTCGACACAGGCTACGGGGTTATTGTGAACGGTCTCATTATTATTGATGTAGACGCTCGCAACGGTGGTGTTAAGTCATTCGAGAAATTATGCAAGGACTTAAACACAGACTTTTTAGGCATAGCAGGTTTAGCGGTGGCAACCGGTAGCGGTCAAGGGTCAATGCACCTTTACTTTAAAGCACCTGAAGGTGTGCCATTAATGCAGCACCATAAAGAGTATGAAGGTATAGACTTCAAAAGCAGCGGCTTTGTAGTTGGTCCAAACTCTAAACATGCCAGCGGTAACACATACGAAGCGATACACGGCTCACCTGGAGAGTTAGATGACGCACCACAATGTTTAATTGATTTACTTAAAAAGCCAGATACCCACAGAGCTGACTATAAAGGTGCGCCAATTGATGTAACTGACTCAGACATTAGTGAAATGTTATCGTTTGTTGATTCTGATTGTGATCATGAAGTGTGGTATCGCTGCGGAATGGCTGTGCATGATGCAACAAGCGGGGCGGGGTTTGATATATGGGATAATTGGAGCAGTAAAGGTAAAAAGTACCCTGGTAGTGCAGCACTAGAAAAGCGCTGGCATTCATTTGGCAAGTCTGGCTCACCTGTTACCATTGCTACACTAATGCACTACGCAGAAGAGGGCGGCTACCAACAATCAGTAACGTTTAAACCAACGATTGAATTTGAAATAGAGGAAGAAGAAAACAAAAGCGGCTTACCATTTAGCATTGAAGGCGTTGATTTATTGCGTCCGCCTGAGTTTGTGGGCCAGGTAACAAAATGGATCAACGAACAATCGCGCTACCCTCGCGAAAATTTAGCAGTTGCCGCAGCACTTACAGCGGTAGGTAATGTTGTTGGCATGCGATACACGGACGACTTAGACGGAGTTAATGCAAACCTATTTTGCTTCTGTGTTGCTGGCTCGGGTACAGGTAAAGAGGCGGTGCAACAAGCGCAAGCTGCAATCCATAGAGCGGCTGGCATTCATGGCGCTACACACGGCGCGATTAAATCAGAGCAAGAAATTATTCGCAACTTAATACGAAACCAAATGGCAGCGTACATAATAGATGAGGTGGGTATATTCCTACAAAAGATTGCCAACGCGCAAAAGAAAGGCGGCGCGGCTTATCTTGATGGCGTAATAGGCATGATGATGAGCGCGTATTCAAAAGCAGACGGCTTTATGCTTTTAACAGGTGATACTAAAGACGAAGTGCAAAAGGCGATGATGCAAGAGCTGGCAAGCTGTCGCAAATCAGTATCAGAAAACGACGACAAGACCGGCGCATACCAAAGGCGTATACCACAGCTTGAGAGAAGCTTACAGCAAATAGATAACGGTTTAGAGCGCCCATTCCTATCAATGATAGGTTACACAACACCAGTAACGTTTGACGGACTTATAACGCACGAACAAGCAACTAACGGCTTTATTGGTCGCTCACTACTAATTAATGAGCGTGAAACAAACCCACGGGCTAAACGCAGATTTAAAAAAGCGCCAATGCCTGAATCCATGGAATACACATTAAAAGCGCTTTATAGTGGCGGAAGTTTTGATCAAGATTGTAACCGTGTTGAGTATTACGGTCCTAAGATTGAGATAAAAACAGAAGCGCCCGCAGTGAAGATGCTAGACGCAGCACTCGACTGGATTGAGGATGAGGCGGAAAAGCACAAAGAGCGCACAGGCTTAGAAGCCGTTGTTCGTCGTGGCTATGAGATTATGGCTAAGATTAGCTTAATATTGGCAGCGCCTAGCGGAGTTCGTACCAGCGAACATGTTAGGTGGGCATTTGCCATGATGCAGCGCGACATTGAAGAAAAAACGCGCCTAGCGTATGCCAACGAGCGCGAGAAGGATAGCCCGCACCAGGCTATGGCCGCTAAAATATTAAATCTGATTAATTCAGACCATGGTGAAACGTTGGGCGTTATATGTAATCGTTTACGACCAGCTAAAAAAGAAGAGGTAGAAGAAGTGCTAAAAAGCATGGAAGAGAACAATTTAATTAAATCACAACAAACAAAAAGTAAATATAACGGTAAAGTAGCGACAAAGTATTTCTCTGTGCTATAGTGGTTACTCAAACGCTCTTTATAAGAATTTAAAGCCTTGGTAGTAACTAGCTAGTGAAATCCTCACTACGTAGATGTTATTGAAATATAAAGGCTTTTAGGGATTGATAGTAGATAGTGAGAAAAACAGCGTTTTATAATCGCGCTAACAGATAGAAAAATCCTACTATCTACTATCAATCCCAAATTAGGGTTAAAATCCTAATTAAAACAACAACATGTACGTAGTAAGATTTTCACTATCAAGTTACTATCTACTAAGAACCCGCTTAATTGCGGGTTTCGTCGTTTATGGGCTTTCCCTTATATATAAAGAGATATTTTAATCTTTTTCTATAACTACGTTATAAGGTTATAAGGTTATTGTCCTCTCCATGATGACATAGAAATTAACCCAATGGAATAATACAAAAGTATTATTTTTTATTTTTATAAAACACTTTACAACTACAAATAACTAGATTATATTTAATCACAGTTAATTAAACATAAACGGAATAGAGAAATGAAAAAGAATGAATGGTTAAAAGCTAGCGATAAAGAAAAGGCTGAATATCTTTTATCGGCTGAGCTTAAAGTTAAAAAACAGGTTGGCATCCTTGCTGATGCAAAGGTAGGTGATAATTCAGGTGTTTTAATGTTTTGCGTATTTGCTGGTGTTATTCAATTATCAAATTGGCAAGAGTCACAACAAGCGGCAATGGGTGAGGCGATTATGTCTTTAGATAACTGGAAAAAGGAATTATAAAATGAAAAAACTAATACTTACTACAATCGCAGCGGTTACTTTATCTTTTAATGCGAGTGCAAATGTAACGACTTCTGAGTGTGTAGCGCTTGGTGAGCTTGCAAGCACAGCAGTAGAGTTGAGACAGCAAGGTAAAAGTAAAATCATACTGCTAGATGCAATTAGAGCTACTAATGCAGAGGCGCAGTTTAAAGAAATCGGATATATGGCCGTTGACGTTGCTTTTGATTACCCAATACTTGATAGCGTAGAGGCTCAAAAGCAGCTTGGTAAGAATGTCATGATTCAAGTTATCAAAACATGCATGGAGCAATAATGATGAACACATACAAAATTGCATTAACCAGCCATGAAAAGAATATAACCTTTACAGTTGAGGCTAAAACCGAATTTATGGCCTGTAGCATAGCCAAGAAGCGATTTAAATTATTTAGTCAGGCGAATTGTCACGTAGCAGAAGTTAAGCGCTTAAAATCGCGTACAGAGAAGATTATGATATTAGGCTCATTCGCATTATTTGCAGTGGCGTTTGTTATGACAGCTTGGCAGTTGGGAGGTTGATATGGAGAGTTACCCGCAACAACACGAACCTTGGCGTCCTGACTTCCCTCCAATGTGGAATGTAATGTTTAAGGGACTGGTTTTTGATGTTTCAGATAAAGAAATGTCAACTTCCAATAAGCGTAAAAATATTATAACTTTCGAAAGAGCTAGACGGGCAATAAATAAGGCAATGAAAACATGACTAAGCAAAAACAATGCAGAACACGAAGCAACGCCCACTTTAACGGCATACTTACAATGCAAATGATGGGGTACAATCGCGGATATACTTTGGACTTGCCAGCGTGGAAAGTTCGCAACGTTAAATTTAATGTGCATGGGGCTTAGTGCCCCTTTTATTTTTTATGATATACTCAAGGCATATTTTAATTAATTAATTATTTTTAGGTTTTTTTATGGCTGGTAGACCAACAAAGTACAGCGAAGAAGTGGTTGAAACCGCAGAGGATTATATTGTTAATTTCTCTAACTACGGTGATGCAATACCTTCTGTTGTTGGATTGGCTGTTGCCCTAGAGACTCATAGGGATACTATTTACGCTTGGGCAAAGGAGGAAGGTAAAGAAGCATTTTCCGACATTGTCAAGAGATTATCGACAAATCAAGAGCGTAAATTACTTAATGGTGGCCTAGATAATAGCTTTAATCCAACCATTGCCAAGCTGCTACTTGGTAAGCATGGTTACAGCGACAAGCAAGAGACGGACATCACAAGCGGTGGTGAAAAACTACAGCACCCAGGCTACACTATCGTAAATGAGTAAACCTGTTGAGATATTCCCAATATTCAAGGACTACTTGCAACCCGCTCGATTTAAGGTTGCTTACGGTGGCCGAGGTAGCGGGAAGACAAGGACATTTATAACACTGCTAGTTGATAACGTGCTTTACTACGGTTGGCGCGTTGTTTGCTTTCGCGAGGTTATGAAATCACTTGATGACTCTGTTTATCAAGAGATAGTTGAAGAGGTTCACCGCAGGGGATTGGACGCTCATTTCAATATACTGCGTGCTGAAATTCAATGCACTAGCTCAGGTGGCGTATTTAAGTTTGATGGCCTATTTCGTAACCAGCAAAAGATTAAAGGCTACTCAAGCTTTGATTGTGCATTTGTGGAAGAGGCTGCCAACGTAACCGCTGATAGTTGGAAGATGTTAATACCAACACTGCGTAAAGGCGGCTCTGAAATATGGGTATGCTTTAACCCTGAATCACCCCTTGACGATACGTATAGGCGTTTTGTGACTGAGCGAATCTATCCTGATGAGATGGATGGCAAGGCGTATTGCATAAGTAGAAAAGTAAACTACACCGATAATCCACGCTTCCCACAAGAGCTTATTGATGATATGCGATTAATGAAGGAGCACGATCCTGATTTATTCCAGCATGTTTATCTTGGCGAGCCAGTAGCAAACTCTGATTTATCTATTATCCCCCCTAAATGGTTTGCAGCTACTATTGATTTGCATAAGCACCTAGGCATTGAACCAAGTGGCGGTAAAGTTACTGGGTTTGACGTTGCTGATGAGGGTGCAGACTTTAACGCGGCGGCATACGTTCATGGTTGGGTTGTTCAATACCTAGAAGAATGGAAAGATACCGACCCAAATAGCGCAGCTAATCATGTATGGCAAAAGTCTATTGAGTTCGGTAGCGAGGAGGTAATATTTGATGCTATTGGAGTAGGCGCCGGCGCTAAAGGTGAGTTGCGCCATGAAGTTGAGCGTATGGAAATGAGAAGCCAAAAGCCACCGGCTATAACGGCTTATTATGCATCTGGCGCAGTAGCTAACCCTGATGATTTCTACGAGCAAGGCTATAGAGTGGAAAGCATTAAAGCCGAACATGGCATTGACCGCACAAATAAAGATATGTTTACCAACATCAAGGCGCAAGATTATTGGGGGTTGCGTGATAGGTGTTACAACGCATGGAAAGCATTAAACGGCAAGCCATACGATGAGAATAAACTTATTAGCTTTGATAGCGACACGATACCCGAAAAGGTGTTGAGCAAACTTAAAGGCGAGGCTAGTCAACCAAGGCGCGAATACTTAAACGGCAAGCTTAAAGTAGAATCGAAAGAGAAGATGAAAAAACGTGGTGTTAACAGCCCCAATGAATTAGAGGCTGTTATTATGGCGTTTACTACTAGAGAGCAAAACGGATGGGACGATTGGCTTTAGCTAGCCAAACACGTAGATACTTTCATTGTCATTGATGAAATCAAGGCGTAAAGCGTCTAACTGCTTATCTTCCAAGTGAGCACAAAGGTTATCTTGACCATTATCACGAAGCCATTGAATAAAGTCATCTTTGGCATCATGGCTTTCAAATGTGATTGTTAACTGTTCTTTTTTCATATTAAACCTCTTTAGGTGTGATGTTGTATTTTGTTAGTAGCGACTCAAGTATTTCTCCAGCGTCACCACCAGTTACCGAATCTCTACAGATAATATTCCACAACTCATCCCGCAAAGCTTCCTCTGGTGTTTTTGGTTTTTTAATCCAGTCACCAAAGTTAAACGCTGCTAGACCGCATGATTCATGAGTAACCGTTATTACCTTATCATCACCATTAACACATACACCTATGACTCTGCACTTTTTGCCGTTAAACCTTGATTGTTCAAGCAAGTTTACTTTATCGCAAATCAATACATCATCACCAACACAAGGCCATTCTTTACGTTCCGCTACAGGGTCTTTAATGACTCCTACCAATTTGCTTTTAGCATCATCAACGACCTTGCTTAGTAGCTCATCACTGCAACCTGAGTTTTTGCGCAGCTCGTTAGCTTTGTTTCTAGCTGCTTTCAAATCCTGCTCAGGCGCAAACACTAAATTGTAGCCGGCTTCTGGTAGCTCGGTTTTAGGTGGTATAGGGATTGTGATTTGTTTTTCTCCTCGGTTTTTTGCTTGACTCTCATGGTGGAAAGAAAACCAAAGAACCCCATTGTCAGTGTAAAAGTTAAAGCAAACTCCTTTAAAGGTTTGACCGCTTGCGATTTTATGCTTTGCAATCTCTAAGCCTGTGCATTTTGCAGACTCAGCCAGCTCAACAATAAACTCTGCATGTTCTTTTGATTCAACTACTCCCCATGTGTTTGAAAGGTATTCGTGGGTGATGTTTTTAACCATTCCGTTAACAATGTAGTTAACCCATTTACCCTTGCGCTCCCCAGTTAAATGCACCGCATTATGCTTTGCTTTATTTTCATTAAATACAAGAACCGCTATAGATTTGTCATACTCTGGTGTAAAAATTGATGGATATCTCATTTCTCTATTCCTATTAATTAACGTTAATTTTGTTAGTTGATGGTGTATAAATAACACCGTTAGAGTCAACTAAAGCGCCTCTATCAACTAGGCGCTTTAGTTGCATAGCTGATATATTTAAAGCCTTAGATGCAGCGTACATGCTGCGGTATTGGTTGGTTATTTCTGATAGCTCAGCAAGGCTTACTAGCCCTGCTTGCTTTGCTTGCTTTGAGGCGGTCATTTATTGATACTCACATTTTGCAGCAGCGTAACCAACCATAAAAATTCTAAATGCTTTATTAACTTCGCCATTGGCATAAAATGTTACAGAATTAAAGTCATCCTTCGTTAGGTCACCTGAGATATATCCAAAGTTTCCGTTTTTTACTGAGTCCTCAAAGCTAGCTTGCATTTCGTAAAACTCTTTTGTTCCTCTTTTCATTTTCATTCCCCAATTAATAACGCGGTATTGCGCTTCAGTGAGGTTATAATATCAAATCTGTTATCAATAGCAACACTTTTGTGCATATTTATTTAAATTAATTTTAGGTGTTGTTTTTAATTAATTATATGTTTATAGTTAGTGCAAGTTTAATTGAGAGGGTAAGTAATGGAAACCGTAAAGGCAATAGAAGCGGCTGAGGCTGCAACTAATATCAACCGCGATGATTGGATTGATGGCGCAGCTGAGTTGGTAATGAGTGGTGAATATCAATATGACCGCAGCACACCAAAGGGTCAGGAGGCTTTTATATCGCTTGATAATGTCATGGAGGATGTTTTAGGTTTAGATTGTACTAAGGATTTACTGACTAAATGGCTGCATGGGGCTGAATGCTGCGACATGAGAGATATATTCACAACTGCGGTTAGAAGCCTAGTTGCAATTCAACTCATACAAATGGCAGATGATTTCAATATAGGGGTTAAATAACATGAATGGCAAGCAATACGAATCACTAGGTACAGATGTAGAGTTAGCAGAAGCTATGCTTGATAATATTGAAGAGCTATTAGCACAAATAGATGAAAGCGCTATGAGTGATGATAAAAAAGCAGATGCAATTAGCAAGCTTAAATTCACCAAGAAATTCATTAGCGGCTTTGCTGCTCAACTGTAAGGGTTAGATGATGAATAATATTAAATGGGAAGATGGGGCGGTATGTTTTGCCTTTGGTGAACAGTGGCTTTCAGGTGGTTTTAGCATCTTTCTTAATAAAGCTGGCACTAAAGGGGTTGCACCACCAATGGTTATTAATATTCCAGACTTTCAGCTAAACGAAATACGCCAGGGCGATTACATCGAAGCATCTGAGCTAGACACAGAGCAAAAGTATAATGATGCTGTATCTGTGTTTGGGCTGTTTGGGTTTAATCCTTACCTTAATTGTGGACTGGATAACGTTGGGTTTTTAGAGCACGCAAAAAGAAAGGCTTGTGGCTTCTTGATTAAGGATTCTTGCGCGCAGCTTGTATACAATATCAACCATGACTTAGCGAACATTAAGCGAAAAATAACCTACCCGCAACTAATGGCAATCGGTAAATTAAAGCGAGCTATGTTAGATAAGGTTGAGTCTCAATTACTTGAGATTAGCAACACTTCGGAAACTCCGAATAGTTCAGAGCCTAAAAAATCAATCGACTACCTTAACGAATGTATGGAAGTGCAAAAGCAGCGCGGCGAGCAGTACGACTCAAAAGGCACAGGTGAGCGCTCATTTGATGCAGCGGCTAAAGCTTTTAACGCAATGACAGGGCAAAACATAAAAGGCTCTGATGTTTGCTTGATATTAACTTGCGTTAAGGCTGTGCGCCAATACAGCGACCCTACGAGGGTTCACGAGGATAGCTTGTTGGACTTGGTTAGTTACGCATCATTGTGGGCAGAAGAAATAAACAAGGAACTCAAATGATGCAAGTTAAAAAGTTTAATAATTGGCGTTGGTGGGTTTGTTTGCCTGTACTGATTGCTGGGTTTATTGTTCTCTACAGCTTATTTATTATTGGCGAGCTTCTTGTTGTTGTCGGTGGCTTCATACAATCACCATACCACAGCGACGCACCAAAGTGGTTAAAGAAAATGGAGGTGTTCATACATGGAAGAAATACCAACTAACACGCCACTACTATGCAAATTCAATGGCAATGATGGTACTAACGCTGGGTACATTGTTGCCACATATAAAATGGGTCGCTTCTATGCTAATAACGGCTTATTTCCAATTAATCGCGTCACAGGTTGGCGCTTAATAGAAAGCGAGGGGTTTAATGATGTTTAGTTATTACAAAGTAACTACAGACAGCGGGGTTGAATCTATAGTTGAGCTTAGGTCTTCATCTGTATACGACCTATCTCTGTGTGATAATGTAGTTAGTATAGAGTCGCTGGGTTTTTTCGAGGGATTAAAGCATGCAATTAAGGGGTTGTTTAAATGAACCTTAGCTACTACAGGCGACAAATTAAAAACCTAAAGGCTAAGCTAATTGCTAATGCTGACCTATGTAATGAATCAGAGGTTAAGCGCATTAACAAAGAAATAGCTAAGTATGAGAAGTTTATTAGGCAAAATACCACCAATAACCAATAGCTGATATAATAGCCTTATCTAATAACGATAGGGTTTTTTTATGTCAGTTAATAAATTTATAATCAGCACCAATGCAAAGCGGTCGCAGATTGAAAGCACTGAAACGCATTATAAGTTAAAGGGCATCCCGATAACTATAAACGACTCAGTAATGAATGGAGTGCTTTACTCTAAAGAAGAAAACGCAAAGGGCATACCTAGCATTAAGGGTAAGCCGTTTACTATTGACCATCCAGCGGACGAGAACGGCAACTTTATCAGTGCGCTTGAAGGTAATGGCTTGATGGACTACTTTAGCGGTGGCGTTGTTACTAATGCGTATGAGGTTGGCGACGTATGGTATGTTGACGCTGAGATTAAGAAATCATTACTGGCAGCGCAAACCAATGGCAAAGAGTTAACCGAAAAACTTGAAGGTAAAGGCGATTTAGGTGTATCAACTGGACTTTACTTTGAGAATAATCAAGTTGCTGGTACAAACTCATCAGGTCAGGAGTATAGCCGTGTAGCAATGGCGCAGAGCTTTAACCATTTAGCTGCTGTTGATAATCCCGCCGGTGGCAAAGGTACAACTGCTGTATTTAATAGCGGCAATACTTTTGCGTGCAACTTTTCAGACATTAAGTTAGCTAAAAATAAAAGCGAAGATAAGAGAAGCCTTCACATTAAAGCCTGGAATGCGGCTAGGAAAGCGATTGGGTTAAATGCTTTAAGTCACGATGATATTAGGCGAGAAATAAATGCAGCAATAAACCCAAGTTACCCAGAAACTCACAGCAAGTGGGTCGTTGAGGTTTATAATGATTACTTTGTATATGTTGATGACTCTGATGGTGGTGATTACTATCAGCTTAGTTACTCAGTAGTTGGCAGTGATGTAATTGTTAGCGGGGATGCTGAGAAAGTAGAAAAGAAATACGTTAAAGCGGGCAGCTTTGCTAACAATAATCAAACGGGTTACAATAACACTGATTTAAACACAAACCACGAGGCTCCTATTATGGATCGTACTGAAATGCTCGAAGCGCTAGGCTTAGCTACTAATAGCCAGGTCACAGACGATGAGCTTAAAACACTACTAAAAACTAAGCTTGCCGCAAACGCTAGCGAGGTTTTAGACGAAAGCACAGTGACTTCAATTGTTGAAAAAGCTGTTAACGCTGCTGTTAACGCTGCTGTTAAACCATTGCAAGACCAGCTCACAGCCAATGCAGATAAAGAGCTTAACGAAGTTGCTGAGCAAGTCGCAGCGCTTAATAAAGGCTTAGATGCAGAAGACGCTAAAGCATTAGGCTTAACTAAAGCTAAAGCATTCTTAACTGCCAACTCTGCTGAATACGTTGCGGGCGGCTACACAGCTCCACGCGGTCGTGCTTCACAAGTAAATGCTGATAAAGCAGATGCAGAAGCTTGGAATTCAATTGATTTAAATGCTGGCTTAGGGGAGTAATCACATGGCTAACGTAATCTATCGCGGCCCAGTTGAGCGCGAAGCTGAAACGCTAAATCTACCAGTTACCGGCGCTTACTTGCCTGGTACTTTTGTAACTAAAGCTGCAACAGGTAAAGTTGTTAAAGCTACATCTGGCACTGGTCGCTTG